TTGCCGGTACTGATCGAAAAGATCGAGTTAATATACCGGTTGTTGAGTTTGATCCTTTGGTGAACGCACCAGCACCTCCTGATTGGCTCCCAAATGCGCATGCTATTAAAGAGTGGAATCGCCTAGCGCCAATACTTACTATTAATAAACTTTTGACTGAAGCTGACCTCGGTACTCTAGGGCAGCTCTGCGCACTACATGGGAAAATAGTACAGCTATATGCAGCTGGCGAGGCTCCCGGTGCCAGCATGGTCGGAACGCTTCGCACACTTCAAAATGATTTCGGCCTAAGCCCAGTTGCTCGCGGTAAGGTTAGTCCTGCTGGTGGTATAACAGAGAAAACAAACCCTTTCGCAGGAAACGGGAAGCCGAAGTAAGTGACGAAAGACTATGTAAGCATTGCTATTGACTATGCAAAAGGCGCTGTTGCTGACAAGAAGCGCGCAAAGCATGGGAAGATGATCAGGCAGGCTGCTCAGAGGTTTTTGGATGACCTGAAGCGTTCAAAAAAAAAGGATTGCAAGTTCTTTTTTGATGAGTGGCATGCTAACGACCCGTGCGACTTTATCGAAAAACTGCCGCATGTAGAGGGGAAGTGGGACACTGATAACATAGTTATGCACCCATCCCATATTTTCTTTGTTGTTCAGTTGTTTGGATTCCGCAAGAAACAATCAATTTATGTTCGCGGCTATAGCGAGGATAACAAATTCTACCCGCGCCGCTACACATCCGCATTATTTGCAGTTGCACGTAAGAATGCCAAGTCAACACTAGCATCAAGTATCCTTAACTATTGCCTTTGCTGTGAGCCTGAAGAGGGCGCGCAAGTGATAAGCGCTGCCACCACCTATGACCAAGCATCTATTATTTTCAAAGCATCAAAGGCACAGATAAATAAAACACAAGAGCTGCGCGAATACTTTGGGCTTGAGGTTTGGGCTAAAGCTATTACACGTTTTGAAACAAACTCAAGCTACAAGGCATTGCACGCTAAAGCATCTACCCAAGATGGACTAAACCCTTCACACGTTGGACTTGATGAGATTCATGCCCACAAAACTGCTGATCTTCTCAATGTTTTAACATCTGCCGCTGGTGCTCGCGCCAATCCGCTATGGCTTTACACAACAACAGAAGGCTATACAAATCCGGGGCCATGGGCTGAGATAAGAGCATTTGCTAAAAAGTTGTTATCTGGGTTGTTCAATGACGATGCCGACCATTTTCTAGTAGTTTTTTACGCTGTAGATGAGGATGATAAGCGCTTAAAAATAAAGGCAGATGATGAGTTTGACGAATCATGCTGGATAAAAGCTAACCCGCTGATGGATGTAAACCCGCATTTATTGGCTGCTATTCGCCGCGAAGCCGTAGAAGCAAAACAAATGCCAAGTAAATTGGCAGAGTTTCGAATTAAAAGGCTTAATCGGCCTGCATCAACAGCAGAAGGGTGGATTGATTTAACTAAATGGCAGGCATGTGGCGGATGGGTTGACTTAGAATTTTTGCGCGATTATCCATGTTATGGCGGGCTAGATCTTGCATCAACTACGGATATTGCGTCATTCAGAGTGGCTTGGAATCTTGATGGTGTAATTTACACTACTGGCTTTAGGTGGGCGCCTGCATCTGCTGTTTCATTCAGAACAGAGCGCGGAACGGTTCCTTACGCATCGTGGGTTGAGACTGGCTTATTAAAACAGACTGATGGGGATGTTACTGATTATGATGTAATCGAAAAAGACATAACCGAATTTTGTGAAAACTTCAATATTCAGAATATAGGGTTCGACCCTTGGAACTCTTCAGATTTAGTCAATCGGTTAGTTGCAAAAGAAATACCGATGATAGAGTTTATTCAAGGCACAAAGTCATTTCATCCTGCAATGCAGGAATTGGAAAGGGCGTATATATCTGGTAAGCTTGCGCACGGAGGCGATCCTATACTTAACTGGTGCGCATCCAACATCATATCCCGCCGTGATCAAAATATGAATATGGCTCCCGACAAAAAACGATCCGCTGATAAGATAGATGATATGGTCGCATTACTTATGGCTGTTGGGGTTATGAACTCTGGCGAAGTAGAAGAAGAAAGTTTCTGGGGTAAATCAGGGGAATCCGATGGGAATATTTAGTTTATTTTCACCCAGCAAAAAATCCAATAGCATGGATGTTCTTCGCGCCATTTTAGAAGGCTCAAAAAGCGCATCGGGAAAAAGCGTAACTTATAACACCGCCTTGCAAGTATCGGTTGTATCTGCATGCACGCGTGTAATCGGCGAAGGTATAGCCCAAGTTCCTCTAAAGCTAATGCAAGCATCTGCGGACGGAAAATCAAGAACTCCTGCCAAGAAGCATCCCCTTTATGAGATTTTGGCTCACAAGCCAAACGACTGGCAAACCAGTTTTGAATATCGCGAAACCATTGCCATGCACCTTGTGCTTACCGGCAATCATATGTCATTTATTAATAGATCTTCGCGCCTTGGTATTATGGAGCTTATCCCTTTTACACCGGGTTCTGTTAAGGTTATACGCAAGGATAACTACGAATTAGAATATGAAGTAACAGCAGATAACGGCGAAAAGCAGAAATTTCCAGCTGAATCTATATGGCATATAAAGGGTCCATCTTGGAATTCTTGGCTTGGCTTGGATGCTGTTAGAATCGCTCGCGATGCAATCGGGTTGGCGATGTCAACAGAAGAATCTCAAGCAACAATGCAGAAAAATGGCATTAGGGCTAGTGGGATTTATTCTGTAGATGGGACGCTGAAGGATGACCAATATAAAGCACTTAAAAAATGGATCGACGACAACATAACCGGCTCTGCAAAAACTGGTGAAGTTGTTCTTTTGGATCGAAATGCCAAATTTACGCAGACTTCAATGACTGGTATAGACGCTCAATTGCTTGAGACTCGGCGCTATCAGGTCGAGGAAATATGCAGATTTTTTCGCGTAAACCCTATCATGGTTGGGGCTGAATCTAAAAACACTACCTATGCTAGTGCTGAGCAGATGTTTTTGGCGCATGTTGTGCACTGTTTGTCACCTTGGTATACTCGGATAGAGCAATCTATTGATGCAAATTTGCTGACTAAGGAAGAGCGAGAAGGCGGATTATATTCAGCCTTCATTGATGAAGGATTGTTGCGCGGATCAATGCTAAATAAGAAAGATGTTATCCTTGGATATGTATCTGGCGGCGTAATGAGCAAAAACGAAGCAAGAAATCTTTTAGATATGAATCCAGACAGCGACCCACGGTCAGATTTAATATGGCCTACCGAAAACACCACTAATAATGGGGTAACAAATGACAATCCAGCGCCGTGATTTTGCTTTTGAGGTTAAGGAGATTTCCGAGTCTGGTTCATTTTCTGGCTATGGCTCTGTTTTTGGAGTGGTCGATTCCTACAATGAAATAGTAGCCCAAGGGGCGTTTAAGGATTCATTGGCCGCACACAAAGCAAAAAATACTATGCCAGCTATGCTTTGGCAGCATAGAAGTTCAGAGCCAATGGGTGTATTCACAAAAATGGAAGAGGATAGCGTTGGCTTGTTTGTCGAAGGCCAGATTGCTATGAAGACACAGCGCGGCGCAGAGGCTTACGAGCTTCTTAAAATGCGTGCAATTAGCGGCCTTTCTATTGGTTTTGTGCCAAGAAACGAAACACGCGACAAGGTTACCGGAATAACCACCCTTACAGCTGTTGATCTTTGGGAAACTTCGCTGGTTACGTTTCCTGCTAATGATGCAGCCAGAGTACAGGGCGTTAAAAATGTTGAAATGATTTCCGATTTACGCAGTGCAGAAAAATATCTAAGAGATTTAGGTATGTCTCGCGCTGAATCAGTGGCTTTTATAAGCCGAGTAAAAAGTCTTGGCCAGAGTGATTCTGATGAGGACGGTTTACAGTTGTTAACTGACGCGTTATCGCGTCGAAACTTTAAATCTTAATGCAGAGGTTACTATGGATCTTAAGCAAATTGCTGAAACTATAGAATCCCAAGGTAAAGCTTGGGGCGAGTTTCAAAAAACGAATGATGAATTACTGAAAGCAAAAGCTGACGGTAAATCTGTAAGTGATTTACAGGCAAAACTTGATTTGATCAATTCTGATCTTAACAAGTTCAGCTCAACTCTTGCCGAAATTGAGAAAAAATCAGGCCGCCCAAACAGCCAAAGTGATATGACTCAAGAGCAAGAAGAGCACAAGAAGGCTTTTAATATGTTCTTGCGCAAAGGCAATGATTCTGGATTGCATGAGATTCAGAAAAAAGCCATGAACTCTATATCTGATCCTGATGGCGGTTATTTGGTATTGCCTGAAATGGATATGATGATTGATCGTGTCGCTCCAACCATTAGCTCAATGTTTCGATTGGCAAATGTTGTAACTATCGGCACTAACCAGTGGAAAAAATTGGTTAAAACTTCTGGTCTTGCCATGCGTCGTGTTGATGATGGTGCAACTGGTGGCGAAACCGATAATCCAAATTATGCAGAAATCAAAATTGATGTGTTTACTGCTGAGGTTGAACCTTGGGTATACAATGAAACTCTTGAAGATTCATTTGTAAATCTTGAGGCTGATCTAGCAGCAGAGGCGGCAATTGGCTTCTCTGAAGGCGCTGGCGTTGAATTTATCAGCGGTAATGGCGTTGGAAAATCTCGCGGCATCACAGCTTACAATAACGTAGCCAACTCATCTTATGCATGGGGCAGTGTAGGTTATATTGCGTCTGGAGCTGCTGGTGCATTTGCTGCATCCGCTCCGTCTGACAAGATTATCCAGCTTCAGCATTCTTTGAAAGCTCAGTATCGCCCCGGTGCGGTATTTTTGACTAACGACACCACCCTCGGTGTTATGCGTCAAATGAAAGATGGCTCAGGTTCGTACTATCTGTGGAATCCTGATCCTGCTGCCGGATTTGGTGGTCGTTTCCTTGGTTCTCCTGTTGAGATTGATGACAACATGGCAAACATTGGGGCTGGCACCTATTCATTGGCGTACGGTAACTTCAAGCGCGGATATACCATTGTTAATCGTGCTGGAACTACCATCATTCGTGATAATATCACTGCAAAAGGCAAAACGAAGTTTAACTTCCGTCGCCGTTTTGGTGCTGGCATCACCAATTACGAAGCAATTAAGCTGATGAAGTTTGCAACGTCGTAATACGCTGTAAAAACTGGCCGTGTAAAAGCGGCCTTTTATTAAACTTGAAGGCGCCAAGCTTGCGCCGAGGACGTTAAAAATGCGTGATTTGCACAACAAAATCCGCACCAAAACTGTAATCTCTCCGATTGCAATTGGTGCAAATGCTACAAAAAGTGGTGTTGTTATTGATCGACAAGGCTATGGTGCTGTTGAATTTATCGCATCTTATGGTGCGGTTACCACAACTGGCACTGTTGTTACTTTGGTGGTTAAAGAAGGTGATGCAACTGGAAGTTTAACTTCTGTTGCCGATACTGACTTGCTCGGTACTGAGGCATTGGCAAGTTTGCCTGCTGCAACTCCGCGCACATCTGGTACAACTAAAGAAGTTACAAAGCGTATCGGCTATACCGGCCTGAAGCGTTATGTAACTGTTAATGCTGTATCAACTGGTGTTACTTCTGTCGGATGCGTAGGTGTTCTTGCTGTTCTAGCTGCACCAGATTTGGCACCGCAGGATAACCCATAATAGAATTAGGGCGGATCTCATCCATCCGTCGCCGTGAAACTCGGCTCTATTTCGGATGAGGAAATAAAATGAACAATAAAATATTAGAAATTAAAGGTGTAGATTCTCAAGATGTTTTTAGCGGTCAAGCTATTAATGATTTGGCGTCTAAAATTCATGAAATTAATTCAGAATCGCCAGAAAAAAAACATATAGCAATTCTAGGACTTGGACCATCTGTAGATCAGTATCTTGATATTGTAAAAAGACAGGGTGGTCGTAGTAAATTCTGTGATGAGGTATGGGCAATAAACGCGCTTGGCGATGTTTTTGATTGCGACCTAATTTTTCATATGGATGATGTAAGAATACAAGAAATACGCGCTAATGCAGCGCCAGAATCAAATATAGCGGCAATGGTTGAGTGGTTAAAAACCACAGAAACACCAGTAATGACAAGCAGGGCGCATGAAAATTACCCTAACTTGGTGGAATTTCCGCTTGAAGATGTTCTTAATACACTTGGATTAGATTATTTTAATTCTACCGCTGCTTATGCGGTTGCTTATGCGATTTATGTGGGCGCTACAAAGATTTCAATTTTTGGCATGGATTTTACCTACGAGAATGTTCATCACGCTGAAAAAGGGCGTGCTTGTGTTGAATTTTGGATAGGTCAGGCTCATGCTCGCGGAATTGAGATATGCACTCCTAAAAATACTACACTTTTGGATGCAAATATTGAAAGACAGGCTCGCCTATACGGTTATGATACGCTTGACGTCGAGTTTAATATTCAAGAGGATGGTGATCTTAAGTTAAAGTTCACTCCGCGAGAAAGGTTGCCTAGTGCGGAAGAGATAGAAAAAGCTTATAATCATGCATCACCTATTAACGAGCAGCATTTAATACCGAGGTCGTCATGACAAAGTGCGAAATTTTAAAGGATTTCACCGGTTCTCAAGATGGTATTTTTGCAACCGATTTCACGGCTGGTGAAATTGCTGATTTATCTGATTATCTGATGGGTTGTATTGATAAATCATGGGTAAAAGTTATATCTCAAAAAAACGCCGCAGAAATATCGAATAAAGCAGTAATAACCGATGGCAAAAATGGCGGTAAAAAATGACATTTGTTGTTGCTACCGCGCCAGCAGAAGAACCGGTAACTGTTGCCGAGGTAAAGACTCAGGCAAGGATTTCTGGTTCTGCTAGCGACACTGAGCTTGCGGCAATGATAAAGGCTGCGCGGCAATATGCAGAGGCAGAGCTTGGTCGGTGGATAATTACGCAGACAATAGATGCTTATTTTGATTCGTTTCCAGAGTATTTTTTGCTTCCACCATTGCAGTCTGTTACATCAATAACCTATGTGGATTCAAATGGCGATACTCAGACGCTTGATTCAAGCCTGTATCGTGTAGATAGCAAGTCTATTCCTGCGCGAATAAGTGTCGCTAGCGGTGTTTCATGGCCATCAACTGATGATGTTACAAATGCAGTTACTGTTAGATTTGTTGCAGGGTATGGCTCTGCCTCCGCTGTTCCTGAGTGCATAAAGCAATGGATAAAAATCAGAGTTGATCATTATTACGATAATAGGGGCGCGAATGTTGTCGGATCATCTGTTGTTCAGTTTGACCGAAGCTACATTGATGGCCTTTTAGATCCTGAGAGGATGTGGGCTAGAACATGACGTACAGATCAGGCGAGCTAGATCAGCTAATTACCATCAAGCGCGAGCAGTTGTCTGATGATGGCATGGGCGGGCAAGAGCTAACGCTGACTGATTTAGCTGTAGATGTATGGGCAAAAGTAAGACCTATGTCGGGCGGTGAGTCGCAAAGATTCGATCAGTTAAACGCAACAATGACAAACACATTTGTCGTGCGTTATCGCGATGATGTGCGCGAATATGATCGAATAGTTTGGGGTGGTGAAGAATATAATATTCGCGCAATTCAAAAAGCAGGATCGCGTGATCTTTACACTGTTATGATGGCAGAGCGAGGCGTCGCACAATGACCATTAGCATAACTGGCGTTGATGAAGTAAAAGATATTCTCAACAATATTGCGCCACGTCATGCAAGAAACCTAATGCGGGCAACCATACAAAGTATTGCCAGCACAATAGCGCAAGATGCGAAAGCAAACGCGCCAAAAGATACCGGTACTCTGATTAAAGCGATTAAAGCAAAAAGGAAAAAATCGCATCCTGATAAGCCTATCAGCGATGTTGTGATTGAGAGCGGGAAAGGCGTTAAATACGACGCATTTTACTGGCGATTTGTAGAGCATGGAACTGGCGGGGATAATCCACAACCAGAGCGCCCATTTATTAGACCTGCTGCTGATAGAGTCAGGTCAAATTTTAAGGCCATTTTAACTGAAGAATTTGGCAAAAAATTAGAGAAAGCTCTGGAAAGAGAAGGCAAGAAGAGAGCTAAAAATGGGATATGAAACGGCTGTACAGCAAGCTGTGTATGACAAATTAAGCGCAGACACCGCCGTTACCTCATTAGTTGAAGGGATTTTTGATTCTGTGCCACAAGGTCAGGCATACCCCTATATAACTATTGGGGAAGATGTGCATACTGAGTGGGATACCGCAACTACCGATGGCAGTAGTTGCAGCATAAGCATTCATGTTTGGTCTAGGGCTGGACAAAAAAGAGGAAGAATGCAAACAAAAGAAATACAAGGTGCAATATATGAATCATTGCATAAACAAGAATTATCGCTGACCGGCTGGGATTTTGTCGGCGTCGATTGTGAAACGTCTAGTAGTTTTGTAGATCAAGACGGTTTAACTAGGCATGGCGTGCAAATTTTTAGAATTTTAATCGAGAGGGCTTAATCATGGCTGGTGACGTAGGTAGACTTACACTTGTTAAAAAGAATGCCGTAACTCTTTTGGGGTTACGTACTGCCACGCTGTCATGGTCTGGCGAATCAATCAATCTCACTTCTGGTGAGGATGATGGTTATCAGTTGTTAGCCGAGGCTTCAGGCGAGGAATCCCTAAGCCTTGCTATCGAAGGCATTGCTAAAGATGCGGTCGTTCGCGCTATTGTTCTTGGCGGTGCTGCGCGATTGATGACTGACATTACAATCGAGCTATACGATGGCGCTGTAATTTCTGGCGACTTCAGAATCTCTAGTTTTGAAGAAGGATCACCATACAACGATGCGGTGACGTTTTCTGCTACACTAGAATCTTCTGGTGAGTGGACATACACGCCGTAATTTCAAAACTAATCGGGTAATTTTATGAGTATATTTGAGCCGGTAACTTTAACTTGGAATGATGAAGAATACACAATCGAACCTAATCGTGTGATGGGATTGATTGAGGCAATCGAGGACATCATCACGTTAGAGGAAGTTGTTAGCAAAACAGGAAATAAACGCGGCAAATTATCAAGAGCGTTTGCTTCGGCATTGAGATATGCAGGGGCAAAAGTTAGTGATGAAGAAGTGTTTAAAACTATGTTTGGCAGCACCGCCGGCTCATCTATTTCATCCGCTGTAACTGCTATTTTAATGCTTATGATTCCACCTGAGCATTTGAGAGCGGAAACCGTTAAAAAAAAGCCAGCGCAGCCAAGAGCTTCGTCAAAGAAGCGTACTTAACGAGCGTCGGAGTATGGGGGCTTTCGCCTAGTGAATTTTGGCGAATGCATCCACAAGAGTGGTGGTGGTATTTTGAGGCAAAAGTGCCTGAAATAAAAACCATTGCAAAACTTCCGACATGGGAAGAACTCTATGATGAGCTTGATTAGATGAGTGAATTTGCAAGTATTGGCGTTCGTGTTGGTGCTGATATAGCTCCATTGCAGCAAGGCCTAAGCCGTGGCTCAAAATCTATTGATAAGTTTGCTACGGATACTAAATCATCATTAGATTCTGCAAGTAAGTCGATTTTAGCTGTTGGTGCAGCCGCCGCCGCCGCTGGTGCTGCGATAATCGCTGGGCTGTATAAGAGTGGCTCTGAGGCCATAGATGCCCAAGCTAAGTTAGCAATCCAATTACGTACCACCAGCGAATCAATGGCAACTCTTACAAGAGCTGGCGATCTTGCTGGTATTCCAATCGAAAAAATATCTGCATCCGCAAAAAAATTAGATATAGAGCTAGGTAAGGCCGCCGGAGGATCAGCTAAGCAAGTCGACCTATTTAATAGATTGGGTCTAAGCGCGCAGAATCTCTCTGCCGTTCCACTGGATCAGAGAATCACTGCAATTAATAACGCAATCAATGCAAATATTCCTATCACTGAGCGCGCTGCCGTTGCTGCTGAATTGTTCGGCTCAAAAAATGCTGCGGCAATGCAAATGCTTGATCCCGCCACAATTGACACCGCAAGAAAGCAGGCGCAATTATTTGGGCTTGCGATTTCTGATATTGACGCGGCAAAGGTTGAGCAGGCTAATGATGCATTTTCTATTTTTGGAGTTGCTGCCGAAGGCTTAACGCAGCAGCTAACCGTTCAGCTTGCGCCAATTGTTCAGGCGCTGGGCGATCAATTTCTTGGTGCTGCTGAGGAAGCTGGAGGTTTTGGTAATGTTGCAAAAACAGCGGTTGATAAAGTTATCAATGTTGTTGGCTTTTTAATTGATGCAGTCGATGCAATTAAGAGGGTTTTTTCTCTTGTTGCCGACGCTGGAATAATTGCATTTGGTGAGATTCAAAGGTCTATCAGTAAAGTAGCCTACGACATTCTACAGACTCTTAGCTATTTGCCCGGTGTTGATTACTCAGAAACCATGGCAAGCCTTGCGAAGTTTAATGCAGAGGCAACAGCGGTAGTTGCAGAGGCAAAGAAAAACATCGACGATACGCTAATGGCGCCAATGCCTAGCGAAGCATTTAAAGACATTGTAGATAAGGCAAGAGTGGCCTCAGAAGAAGCCGCAAAAGCTACGATTGCTGCTAGAGATGCAGCTGGTATAAGGCCAACAGAATCAAGCGTAACAACTTCTGACCCTATAGCAGACAGCACTGCAAACGATGCGAAACTTGAGGCGCTTAGGAGCTCGCTCAAGTCTGAGCTTGAATTGCTTGGCGAAAAGCATATTTCAGAACAACAATTATTAATTGATTCGCTTGAGGCAAAAAGAATAACTCAGGAAGAATACGATCAGCTTGCGATTGCGGCTCAACAAAACTATCAAGTTGCACTTAATGACATCGAGCAGAGAGCCTCTGATGACAGATTAAGAATCGTTCAGATGGAGCAGCAAGCAAGAAAGCAGATTTTGGGTAATGCGTTAAGTGATTTGACTACTCTAATGAATAGCAAGTCACGCAAAATGTTTGAAATTGGTAAGGCTGCGGCAATTTCTCAAACGGTATTGGGGACTATTGAGTCTGCGCAAAAATCTTACAGCGCTTTGGCTGGAATTCCAGTAGTTGGTCCAGCTCTAGGTATTGCAGCGGCTGGTGCTGCTACTCTTGCTGGTATGGCAAGAGTTCAGGCAATTAGATCACAATCATTTGGCGGCTCTGGTGGGGCTGGCGCGGCTTCAAATACTCAGAATGTAAATGCTGCAAGCACGCCAGTAACTCAAGGCGGTGGTGCAAACGCAGGGCAGACGTTGACCATTGCACCGATTGACCCCAATGCAATATTTAGCGGTTCTGCGGTTGGTGGATTGCTTGGACAGATTAATAGTTTTGTGAAAGATGGCGGCAAGTTGGTGATGGCACAATGAGCATTTACATTTCAAACAGCCTGTATCTTAATGGCGGCCTCGGCGCAGATTTTAATGAGAATAACCCTATTATTGGGTATCACTCTATTCTATTGCCGAATTCATTTACGGCTGATGAGCCGGTGGCAACAAGGCCGGCATTGAATATGTGGACGCCTGATACCGCTAGCGTGTGGGAGGGTGAGTCATATTCTGGTGTTTCTGCGCCATACGAAAGCCTTATTACTCTTAGCAATCCTAATATGTATTATGTGGATTATATTGGGATAGCTAAACACAATTTTGGTGATGGCGGTTATACCTATGTTTTCCAAAAATCAGCCGATGGTTCAACGTGGGTAAATGTAACCACGCCGAGAATTTTGGCAAAAAATGACGCTATTCTTGATTATTTTGACAGTATAAATAGTCCATTTTTTAGGATAAAACTAACGAAAACAGCCGCCGAGGTTGCTGCCCCAATAATTGCGCATGTAAAACTTGGTCAGGCTCTAGTGCTTCAGCGACGTATATATGTAGGTCATGCCCCTGCTACTCTATCTCGCCGTGTAAACAGAATAGTTAATGGGTCAGAGAATGGACAATATTTAGGCCAAGAGATAATCAGAAGCTATTACGTATCTGAGATAAAACAAGAAAACAATACACCTGAATTTGTGCGTAGCGACATAGTACCTTTCATTAATCACACAATCGGCGAAACCGTAATAAATGGGACTGCGCCGAGCACGTTTTTTTTCGCGTGGCGCCCAAGTGATTATCCAACCGAAGTGGTTTATGGATGGACGAATGATGAAATTGTGCCAGAAAACTCAAGAACAAACGGAATGATGAGCTGGTCATGTAAGATGGAGTGCGTCGCGTGAATGATACTAAACTATTACGCTATGCAGAGCTTGTACTTCATCCGTGCTCTAGGGTTTATGGAAGTTCGCCATGCACTGCTGCTTTAGGTGTAACAGGTGACTATAAGTGTTATAACTCGCCAAGAACGTGCCAAGACCCTGCAAACTTCCTAGCCGGTGACGAGCAAATAATTAGATGGGCTGTTCCTACTAATGACTTGCCGTTAGAAATAGATTGCATTCCAATTATTAGCGCCAATGGAATATCCCGCCGCCCGCAAATGTTAGACCCCGGTGAGACCATGGGGGTGAGAGAATCTGTAACTATAAATTTTGATAACGCCCTTTTTAATGATGCTGGTTATGATCCTTATATATCTGATAGAACAGAAAATCCATATCTAAAAGGCACCTATTGGGGGAAGTTTTTCGCCAGATGGGGAAGTCTTCAGGGGTATGAATTTAGAACTGTCGATGGTTATCTTGGCCAAGACATAAATGATATGACGCGCCGGTATTATATAGTTGATTCAACTAGCGGTGTTGATAAAAAAGGAAGCACATCTATAACAGTAAAAGATGCCGTTAAATTGCTGGACGGTCAAAAGGCGCAGGCTCCATTGCCTTCATCCGGTAGGCTTCTTGGTGCGCTTACTTTATCTGGTACATCATTGACTCTTACCCCTACAGGGACAGGTAATTTAGAGTATCCGGCAAGTGGTTACGCCTCAATAGGTGATGAGGTGGTGAGCTTTACGCGCAGCGGTGATGCGATCACCCTAACAGGTCGCGGCCTATTCAGTTCATCACAAGAAGAACACGATGCCGATGATACATTCCAGCTTGCGCTCATTTACGATAACAAAAGTTTTGCCTATATCATCAATGATATTTTACAAAACTATACTGAACTAGATACGGATTATCTTGATTACGACGTATGGGAAGAAGAATCCGTCAATTATGTTGGTCAGACATACGACGGGAAAATAATGAAGCCAACACCAGTTAAAACGCTAATCAATGAACTGATTAGAGAAGTAGGCTTAGTTTTTTGGACTGATCTTGTAAACAAAAAGATAAAAATTAAGGCATTAAGGGCTTTTGTTCCTACCATTGATATAGATGACAATGTTGTTATTAGCGGATCAATGAATAGCAAGCGTCTTGATGATAAAAGAGTTTCGGATGTTTGGGTTTATTACGGGAAGAAAAACCCACTTGAAGCGCAAGACAAAAAACAAAACTATAAGTCTATTTACGTTAAGGCTTCAGAAAACGCAATAGTAGCGCTTGAGCAAAACACACGCGCTATAAGCGAAGTTACAAGCCGATGGATTAAAACATCAAACCAGTCTGCGGCTGAATATATTGCAAATTCTATTATTTATCGCTATGAGACAGCGCCAAGGCAAATATCGTTTAGAGTTCCTCCTTCAATTGAATTAATAGAAGGTCAGGCAATAAATATATCCTCAAGAATATTTGAGGATGCTCAGGGTGATCCTGAGCCAGCTTTCGCTTGTCAAGTTATAGGACTGGCACGCGAAAACGGCTATTATTCTGTTGTCGCAGAAGAATTAAAACTTAATCAGCTGCCGGCGCCGGATGTTAGAGTTATCTCAATTTCTGCTGACACATACGACATTGATTTAAGGGCGCTTCACGATAGCTTATACTCCCCAGCTGGGGCAGGTGATATAGTTAGACTGGTTATAGATGAAGGGATATATATCGGATCAACTTCGCCAGAAACGCCAGCGCTTGACATCGGAATATGGCCTGATACTGTTATTTTGCAGCTAGGTGGCACTGGAACAATTGAAGGTCACGGCGGCATACCTGTTGCTGGCGCCGATGGAGGCGATGGTGGAATAGCTTTATACACTAGGGAATCTGTAGAAATAATAGGAGATATAAAGATAAAAGGCGGTGGCGGTGCTGGTGGCGGCGCAATTGTTGTAATGGGATCGTTCAGCATTTATGAAAAAGGCGGCGCGGGTGCTGGGTTCAATGCAATAAGCCCTGCAACAAAAGATTTGTATCAATCTGGTTTAGGTGTGCCAGGCGGAAACACAGGAAGGGGAGGGGCGCCGGGTGATGATGGCCAAAACTCATCAACTGTTGGTGTTGGCCTTGGCGTATCTAATTTATTTGGTGGCTCTGCTGGTCTTGCAATCGACGGATATAGCTATTTAACAATATCATCATCGCCTACAATAGTGGGCGACACTGCAAACTGAGGTTGATATGCTTTGTATACTTGACAGATTTATAACCAGCACAACAAGCGGAGAAACAATACCATCCGCAACTGTAACAGTGACAGACTCTGTTACTCTTGGCCTTGCTGATTTATACGATGATATTGATGGAGCTACGCCAGTAGATAATCCATTAACAGCGGATAGTAATGGACGAATTACTGCTTATCTTAAAGCAGGTCGCTACAATTTAACCGCAACAAGCGGCGCATTTACAACAGAATATAATGATGTTGTTTTGTCAAATGAAATATTGTCAGATGAAAATGGTTTTACAATAAAAAATCTTTCTCAGCCATTCTCTGGTGATCGTTATTATTCAATCAATGTAGGTAGAAATCTTGGCGATTCATATAAGCCATATGTTACTGTAAGCTCAATAAGTAAGGATGGGTCAACTACTTACTTTGATGAGGAGCTAGCAACTTTAGACTATGTTAATTCTTCAATCTCGGCAAATGAGATTGTAACTAAATCAACATCTACTTTTGATCTTGACCCTGCTGACGTAGGCAAAATAGTTCGTGCTACATACGTCGGCACAAAAACAATGACTATTCAGCCAGAAGCCACACTTCCTCAGAGTGCCAATGCTTTTTATTATGTAACTAATCGATCATCGGGATTGCTCACAGTTGCGCTAGGCTCAGGCGTAACGCTTAATAAACCTGCCAATGCAGGCGGATATACAACGCTACAGGTTCAGCGTGGCGAGACTATAAAAATAACTCGCGTAACAACGGATAATTACGATGTTGAAATAAGCCCCGGAAATCATGGCCTTGGTGGGTTTTCTATTTTCCAGACTGGCGTAAGCAATGATTACACAGATCAGCGTGGTAGCGGATTCATAGCATTTGGCAGCGGTTATAATGCAGGAATAGCAACAACAACATCAAGCTCGCCAGTTCTGCACATGGAAGTATCAGAAAATGGTGCTGCGCAGTTTCTTAGCATTTTGCCTTCAAGTGCAGGCGCTAACGATGGAAAATTAGGGTATAGAGATAGGACTGGCGCTGTATGGTCGCCAATTTCTGAGGTTCAAACGACAAAAACAACAGCAAATGTCAATTATTCAGCCATTTATGATAATTTTGTCAGTACGAATGGCGGCGTCACTATTCGTCTGCGCGTTTGGTGTGGGGATGTTTCAAAAGAGGCGCATGCGGTAGCAGAGGTTGCAGGAACGGCAACAACCGGAACTGCTGGATCAGCGTTACCGAGCCTGAGCACATCAATTTTGGCCTCTAAAATATACCCAAAATATGGAACTATAACTATCCCGTTTTATACCGTATCTGGTGGCAACACTGTGGCTAGTGGTTATCTTAAGATAGATACTTCGGGAACTGTTACTTATAGCATTATCAATGGAACTGCATACGGTGCTAGCCAGTTTGAATCAAGATATGTTTGCACCTAATCTTCACAGATTTTACCTGTGTTCCACTCACACATAAAATCTTCAATTGAGTAACCGATGATATACTTATCAACAACACGGCCATCATCAAGAACCACGCGCTCTATGCGTGATGGCTGTTCTTCTCGATCTGGAAGTGATGAGCAGGAAGGTAAAAAAATGATTAGTGCAATTAGTGATAATTTCATGACAAGCTCCTTGTTTGTTTTACTGATTACAGCATTAGATGTTATGACTATCAAGTTAAGAAGTGTAAAGTAGGAGAAATAGATGCGCGGCGACGTAAACGATGTATGGAAAGTTATTGACGTTTTGCGAAATGATGTCGCCGCTAACACGTCTGCTATCAGTGTTTTACAGACCAAAAGCGATCACTGCGAGAAGAATCAGGAAAACACTGAGCGCAAAATTGATAACATGTGCGAGCAGTTAAAAATTACAGAGCGCGAAGTCATGGGCAAAATCGAGGAGGTTCGCAAAGAGTCTTCGCAGAAAACTGATCAAATACTTGCGGCCATAACCTTGTTAAAAGACGCCTATTTGATCAGGCAAGGCATAGAAACTGGCGCAAAAGAAAACAAAGAGCAATATGCAGAAATTAAAAAAACAGCTATAAGCGTTATTCCTAAGCTGATTTATTTAGCATTTGCGGCAGGAATGGCAACCATCGCATACATAAGCGGTAAAGGCGGCAATCCATGAGATTAATAGAAGGATGGCAAAAGGCTCACAAATTCTGGTCTGTCCGCCTTGGAGTTATCGGCACCGCGCTCACTGCCCTATTTCTCGCAGCACCGGAGGCTGCGCTTCACGCATGGGCGGTAATGCCAGAGGATGTTAAGTCAATGCTGCCGCCTGAAGTTATCAAGTTCATGGGCATTTTTATCCTCGGTTCATCGTTCGTAGCGCGCATCGTTAAGCAGCCAAAACTTGAGAAAAAAGAAGATGAATAACGCTATAAAGATGATAAGAAACAAAGAAATTGATCTTGATGGCATCCATCCTGCTGCACTTGTTGCATTTATAAAGGTTGAATCTGGCGGGCGCGGCTTTTCTGATGATAACAAATTAATCATACAGTTTGAGCCAAGATGGTTTGCCAAGAAAGAACCTTATGCCCCAACCGGCAAGTGGTCGCTAAACGGTATTGAAAAACAATCTCAAGAGTGGATTGCATTTAATGATGCCTGTCAAATTAGCAGAGAATCAGCAATAGAATCGACCAGCTTAGGACTTCCACAAATAATGGGATTCCACTGGAAAAGACTTGGATACGCATCCGCATTTGGAATGTGGGACGATTTTAATGCTGGCGAAAAAAACCAGCTCATTGCTTTGGTTAACTTTATTAAAACCGACAAGCGATTATTTAATGCAATAAAAACTTTAGACTGGCATACAGTTGCAATGATTTATAATGGAGCTGGATATGCAGCCCTAGCGCATAAAATTGGGCGCGAGCCATATAACGTTTCAATGTCAAAAGCGTACCGCGCTGAGCTTGCTAATGAGGGCATCTACTAATGGCAACCGTATTGAATAGCATCGTGCCAGAGCGCGATAAAGTTGTGGCATGGAATAGGAATTATAGCGGCGATCTTCAGGCTGGTTTCGTTATTCCAGAAACAACTCCAATAACTGTGACCGGCACAGGATTTGGAACTGCGCCAGTGGTTGAGATGTTTGCTGATTATATGTCAAAAACAAACGGCTCTAGTGCGACCCTCGATGATCTTGATTATGGCGGCTCTTACGATTCAGGTCACTATTTGACTGGTTTACTTCCTAAATATTTTACAGCGTTTGGAAAGTCAGGGCTCAGCCAAAGACAGGGCGGATTGACTGTAGAAACAAACCAAATGACCGGCTTTATAAAAATATTTAGCAGCCCATTAACCAGTTTTTTTGCTGCTTTCGAAAGATGCACCCCGCCAGATAAATACTTTTCCGGCGCAACAGAGGTCGGGGTTTTGCCGGACGCATCAACAGACAAGCCCATGTGGTTTCAGAATGGTGCGCATGGAAATGGTCAGGCTGATGTTGTTCTTGCGAGTTACGCAGGCGCATCCGGTTTTGTTATGACGGGTAATGCAATAAATTATATTGTATACGGAACTAACTCATACGATTTTAACGGGTGGAATAGTTTCTCCGGTTGGCAAACAGCTGGCGCGGATCCTGATACAGATAACGCTACTATCGGATTTGTAATCACGAATGCAAATGGCACAACAACCCATGGCAGAAGTGATGTGCCTGCATTTCTAAACACCATACCTGCACAATTCGATCGTGTTGAATTTCCGGGTTGGGCAGGAAATCCTACATCGCAAGCAAATTCTCAAACTCTATTTTCATGGGTTTACGTGTCTCGCCATCGTTCGCGAATTGAATTAATCAACACATCAAACAATTCATCTGCAACAACAATTCGCAGAATAGCGTTGCCTCTGGCATGGTCTGACACATCAATAACATTTAACCCGAGCGCCGAAATGCGGGACGGGGCAACGCACTACAGAATTGTGATCGCCGATCCAGTCACCGGCGTTGAGTCTCAACAAATTATAGGAGCGCTCCCCTAATGGCTATAGGATTTCCGCTAACAGCTAACGACGTCGCTCGCGTAATTGTTGCTGATGGCTCAACAAATACTACGATAACAATTAACAAGCCTGCCAACGTAGTTGACGGCGAGTTAATGCTGTTGAGGGTTTCATCTAACGCGGCAATAAACCCAAACAGCATATCAATTTCTGGCGGTGGCTACTGGACTGCTATCGGAAGCAATTATCCAACTAACGGCAGCTTCAATATCCACATGGCTCGCTTTTGGGCTGTTTGGCATACTGGCGATGCAACCACATGGACGGCCACGATTGGCGCAAGCGATCTTGACGATGAGAGTTTTGTGCAGCGCGTAACTGGCGCGGACACTGCCGATCCTATTGGAGCAGTGGCGGCGGCATTTAGTGACGGCAACGACATCAACCCAGTTAGTCCGACAGTCACAACTACCGCTGCAAACTCTGCTGTAATATTTGATATTGGTGTCAGAAACGGTAATAACTTAACTACCGAAGATACTGGCGCCCCATCTGGCACAACTTTAATCCATAGTAAACGCACGCGCTCATTTTCATCAGGCCTAATCTCTGGTATTGCCTACGAAATGCGGCCAAGCGCTGGCTCAACAGGATCGCGCACATGGTCTAGCTACCTCAACAATGGCGCCGTATGGTCTGGCTATTCGTTCGAGGTTTTAGCTGCCGCGTCGGCGCAAACTATTACTGATATTAACAGCGGTAATCCTGTAAGCGGTGACACCTCTGGAAATACTTTTACCACAATAGTCTTTACAGAAAGCATCACCGACGTCGAAGTGGGCGGACTGGCCTGCACCTCTGTGGTGGAGACCTCTGGCTCTGGTACGTTTACAGTGCCGCCGCCGGTCGATGGTGAAGTCTATCCAGAGTTAGGCGTAAACCAAGACGTCGTTATCAGTGGTGCAACTCAGTCAGCTACGCTCGCAAAATCATTCGTATTAACTGGCTACACGGTTACTACGCTGACAGATCCTGAGTTGGTTGACACAACTTATTTCACCGCCAATTTTGATGTGACACCGCTCACAAATGATCTGATGATTACTGTCACCGATGACGTAACACCTACGGCGGATGGTGGTGGAACTACTGACAATCCGAAGACAACTACAGTACTGCACTGGAAGCGCTCAACGGGCGTAATGTATATCTACTCATTCCGCATTAATGAGGCCGGTGTTGATAATCGCGGCTTAACAGCCGTAGGGCTAACCTCGGTAGGGTTGACTGCTATTGGATTAACGGCGGTAGGCTTATGATGAAATTAAAAGCGCAGGCAATACTATCACTGGTAGCATTGATTTTTATTGCTTGTGTTTTTTATGGATTTTATAGGCTTGGTGCAAACAATAAGCACTTAGAATGGCAAGCGAAATGGGATGCGTTACAACTTGAATTAACCAAGACGCGATTAGAGCAAGAACAAAATAATCGAGATCTGGAACTTTCATGGCAACTCCAAATTGATAAGGTGGAAGCTGAAAATGTTGAACTACAAAACCGCATTCTTGCTAACTCTGTTAATGCTGATAACGCCAGCGATAGGCTGCTCGCAGAAGTCGATCGTTACGCCAAGCGACTCAAAACCTGCACAGCTTCCAGCGCTGCCATCAACAGCAAAACAGAAGCCACTCCCGACTTACTGCTCCCCGAGCTGCTTAGAAAACTTGACAATCGAGCGGGAGAGCTGGCTAGATTCGCTGATGAAAGCAGAGCAGCAGGATTAGCGTGCGAACAGTATGTAAAAGCCATTAAATAAAAACGGAAATATACGGCCTACCCATAAAAATATCATGCCAACTTTTAAATTATTGATTTATCTATAAAATTTCAAGCTTAAATTTGGAGTCTTGCTGGCTAGGCCGTATATTCCGCTGTTACATTCACTTAAACACCTTGCACTTATCGGTGCCTTTTTTAGTGTCATCATCGGTGCAAATATATAGCCTTGCCTCTGGCTTAAAAATGTAATCAACTGTTTTCATGCCAGCGCCCATTACAACGCCAGCCATAAAAAGCAAAAATAAGGTTTTAATATTTTCTTTCATTGCGCACCCTGTAGTTAAAAGTAAATGTAACAAGTCAATCTTGCGGACACTTCGTGCCGCAAATCTCGGCGTTATGCGCGTATCGATAAAACGATTGAATTAACTAGCGAAGTCCCTATTGCGCACCCAATAGCACCAGAAAAAACACTATTCCATGAAATTAAACCAAGCGCATTAAGCGGGATGCAAAGTAAAATAAATAATGTTCCAGCTAGAAAAAAGAAGATTATTGCTGAGGCAAAAAAAGCCCATATTTTCCCATGACCCATTAAAAAATCAGTAATTATATCTGCCATAAAATATCCTCTCAGAAAACGCATAACAAAGTTATGAAATTGACGGAAATAAAATTCCGCGTTTAGTTAGTTCGTGCAGCCGCAATTTATAACGGCGTTAAGTCTACAAAATAATGTGACCATTATCCTTGGCAATAGCAATTAACTTCCTGTCATAATCTTCTTGAAGGCTTTGCATTTTCTGCAAGTATTCCTCAGTGAATTTAGTTTTGTCTTTTTCGCTATTAAATACAGCCAGTTCTTCAAAACGTGTTTCCCATAAACCAACCATCGTATTTACTCCGTAGTTAATATTTGTGCTCTAAAATCTACTTAACAAGTCGCTTAAACGCCGCAACTTTGTTGCTCGACAGCGCTACGCGCTGCGGTTTAGCTCGGCGTTACATTCACTGGATTTGCTTTGGCTCAATGTACCCAAAACAGCCGGTACCAGTTGCGGTGCATTCGCCATCACTATTAAAAACACATCCAATGTTATCGCAGTCTTGAATGTCGTCAGTGTTTTCAGGTTCAGAGAAAAAAGCTATTTCTTCCAAGTTATTTACTCCTAAATTAAATCGCTATGTAAATGTAACAAGTCGTTGAAAAGGACGGTCTGCCCATCCGCGTTTTAAATTTAGTTTGTACCGCCGCCTTTTAACTCGGCGTTAAATTTTAATGCCTGATTGAACACCAACTTTTCTTTCAAAATCTGAAATTTCAGCGGCATACCTAGATTTTAATGCTGGATTTTCAGCCATTAACTTAGAAATGCGTTCTTGGTGGCAATTTTTGTGTATTGGTGAAAGGCTAATTGCGCTCTGCGCCCACGGCCATACTATTTTTTTGCAGTCACAACATTTTTTCATCGCAAGCACCACTAATTTAACAAGGTTATCAAACGGATGCGGCTAGAACACCGCATTATTTATTTTCGTACTGGCACCGTTTATAACGGCGTTAGGCTACGTCTTCGCCCATCTTCTTTAGCCCCTGAACAATGTGCAAGGCCAGATTCATGTAGTCTTTTAATTGCTCATCTGTTGGCGGCTCATCACTGTAGTCCTTAATTGATTCCAATGTATCGCAGCCTGAGCATGAGCCGTAACCCACTTTTACATACCAGTAGTCTGAGGGTTGATAACCTTTAGCCCCAATCACATAAACTAATGTACCTTGGTAATCACCATCATTTATTTCGTGTATGCGTTCTGGGTCTGGGTTAAAATCCCCGTAATCGTCAGAATCAGTAATTACAGAAATAACATTTTTTACTATTTCTTCGTAATCATCTGGGTGCTTTGCAAAAGTGGCTGCAAGCAAGTCTTTTTTGTCCATATATCTATTAACAAATTCTTGTATCATTTTAATCTCCGGTTTAATCGTAATTAAGTTAAGCCTAACAATTCGTTGCAGCACTAAATAATAAACCAGCATATAATTAATAAAGCCAACTTAACAATCAAAACAAAATAAAATGCTGTGTTAATTAATTTCATTTTCTTGCACTCAGCGGTCGATTTTTTATCTGTGAGTCGTACTTTTCTTGCTGCTTAACTGTCCAACCGTATTTGTTTAGATTAAGCATTTTTAATGTTTCATCCCTAACTTGGATGGCGTCATTGATATTGTCGAAATATCCGTAATTCCTTGACTTAATCATCACTTGAAAACGGTCGCCTCGCTGAACTATAAAAAGATGCCCGCTTTTTCCGGCCTTTGGTATCTTTAAGTAAGACTCCTTAATCAAAGGCTCATCAAGTATTGGACGCTTCTTTTCAACTTCAATCGGGTCTTTAACGACGACAATAGGCAGCGTTTCAATTTCTTTTAGCTTGTTTTTCTTCATGTATTTATCAGTTAAAACTTGCAACTCTTTCCTAATGCTTTCGCGTGATTTAATAGCAGAGCTAGAGCTTGTAAACTGATTAAGTTGTTCTACTCTGTCGTAGTCCTTTGCTGATTTATCTAACAACATACTTGTAGCCCTCATTCACAACGAATCCTAATTTTTTCAGTGTACATAAAATGAATAGCAGTGCTGTCTCATCCTTGTATAAGACACGATATTCTGATTTAAAAAAATCCATTCCTATGTTTTCCTCTGCGATTAGAATTTGTCGCTGGTTTTGCTTTAGTGCATTTTTAAAATACATGACAAGCAATCCCTCTATATTCATGATTTTTGCAACAGATTCAGCAATAAAAAACACAACAAAAACAACACACAATAAAATAGCCATGATTAATCCTTCTCAGAATGTGATCGCATTTTTTCGTATAGCGAACGGTCGCTTAGGTTTGCAAATGCCTGATCGTCTGCTTCTATCCACTTGCCTAGCTTACTGTTTGGGAAAAACTGAGTCACTAGAGCGCAGAATAAAAAAGCTAAACCACCACATGCAAAAAGAGCAATTAATAATCCGCCGACAAAAATAATAAGTGCGATAATATTTTCCATTTTATTCACCATTATTAAATATTTTATGTAGATTACATCCTAATGCAGCCATACAAATAATAGAGTAAAACTCAACCGTATTTTTTGAAACAGAAATTCCACATGCACCCAATACCGCCCCAAAAGCAAGGTAAAAAATAATCAGCGCTAAATAATATTTCATAATAATATCCCCAATTAAAAATCACTTGGCTTATGGCCAGCGTCGTACATAGCTTGCAATGGGCAAGAAAAAGAATAATCCATGTTCACATAACGCTTGCGTTCAAGCTCAGCCCAATCGTTGTACCACTGCTCAAACTGATCGAGAATAAGCGAAACACTTGATATTGCATCGTCTGATGCTTTTTCGTAATCTTCTGAATTAGTAATTAACTTAATGCGCTTGGCTTCTTTCGCGCTATTGCCGCCCATATCTTCCATGATTGCCAGAGCGTACGTATCAAGATCGCTCAAGCTCATGTCAGAAAAACACAGACCGCCAGCAGGGAACGTTTTTTTACACATCTCAAAAAGTGTCGGGTATCTATCAAGTTTAAGCATATTTACTTCCTCAGTTGTTGTGAGTTTAGTATATAACTTTGAATGTAAAGCAAAGTTAAGATGTGTAAAGAAGTGTAAATATTGCTAGGTTCAGAATAGTTCCTCACCTAGCTTAATAGTTAGAATTGAGGATGCCCGCTCATTTGTGCGTAATCATCATACCCACCACCAAAGCCACCACCATTAGCGCCGTCAGACTTGGCTTTACGCTCATCTTTGTCTTTATATGATGCGGTCATGCGGTCAATTGTTTGCGCTGGCGTATTTCCGATAATCTCGCGCATTGTTTTTTTATCGACTGGGTTGAATGGTACTGATAGCTCAAAACCATAACTGTCTTCGCCAGTTGACTTGCTGGTTAATTTCTTTTGCAGAAACATCCCGACCTTCTTTCCGGTTAGCTCTGGGCATATCCATGACTCACCAGCTTTAACTGCCGTCATGCGATCCACTCGCAGAAGCCCCATAAGTGCATTTAACACGCTTTGGCCGCCTGTGATTGGCTCGCCTATGCCGCCTTGTGTTGCTGGCGCCTTGGCGTAATATACGCTGATATAATTAGCCTTCAGACCATCTTCTGTTTTAACTGAAAATTCGATACCGGCTGATTTTGTTTTTGCGGTAACAAATTTCGCTTCAGTAATTTCAACCACATAAGCGCCGCCTTGTGATAGAAATTCACCGCCGCCAGCCTTTGCTGCTGACTCTTGGTTGTACTGTAAAATTACCATTGGTTGTGTCATGGATTATGCCTCTTGATAGTAGGATTTAATGGTTTGTGTAACGGTTAATAAATCGTTGTCGATAGTTTCCGATTCAAACATCCCCATTGGTGTTTTGATTGTGTCGTAGCCATCGTTTTGAGTTGTGAATAGATAATTTCCATCGCGCTTGACTGCCTTCATAACAATCGTGAACAGTCCTTCAATTGTGATCTTTTCGTCAAGCAGTTTGCCGATAGTCTTGCACTTTGTTAATCCGCGATCATCGGTTTGCGTATGGGAAAGGACATAGACTATAACGTCATCAGGTGCGTTTTGAGCGGCCATAAAAATATCCCATGCCGCTCTAGCGATTTCGTTGTACTTTGCAAAAGCGGCATTGCCAGACTCTTTATCCAATACGCGACGCATGAATTCATTGGCCATTGTGTATTGGAAGTCGTCAATGATGATTATCTTTTTGCCGACAGTAGGAAAGTAATTTATTGCGCGGCAAATATCAGCAGATTTATCGGTAACAATTAATGAGCCAGATAGTTTTTCACGATCCCATGATTTCCACTTATTGCGGAATGGTAGTGGCTTTTTAACTGCTTGAATCAGAATGCAATCGTCAGGATTTAGATTGCGCATTGAAGTTGACTTACCGTTACCGGATTCGCCAATAATTAAGACAGGTGTTCCCATGTTTGTATCCTCATTTGTTGGTGTATGTTCGCGTATTTTTAAATGATGGCACCAATTAAGATGCCGGTCAATAATTGATAGTTACGTTATCGATTTTTGATTGTGCAATTGCCAAAACAATAGCCTTGGCCACTTCTTCAGATAGCCCGCAATTTGCCATTAAAGCCTCTTTTGCCTCTTTGCGTTTTTGACCTACGTGTGCGCGATTTTTCTCAAGCTCTCGCTGTTGTCGTTCAGCTTCAAGGCGCTCATTCTCGATGCGCTTGCGCTCTGCCTCTATAGCTTCTTGCTTTTCACGTTCTGCGCGTTCCTGTGCTGCTTTGGCGGCGGCTTCGGCATCTGCCTTGGCTTTGGCTGCTGCGCGTTCTGCTTCTTGTTGCTGGCGTATTGCAGCGGCCTCAGCTTCGGCCTTCTCGCGCTTGGCTCGCTCAACTTCAGCAGCTGCGGCTTGCTCGGCTGCAATACGGGCATTTTCGGCAGCTTCTTTGGCAATTTGTTCTTCGCGCTCTTTCTGTGCTTTTGCAGCCAATTCAGCATCGATGATAGCCTGCTTGGCGGCGGCTTCTTTTTCGCGTAGATAATCTGCATACATAAACACAGCCAGCTCATGATCGCGGTCAACCTGTTCTTGCAATTCACGCGCTGCAATTTCGGCAAGGCGCTTTTCTTCTTCGGCTTTAATTTGCGCTTCGTAGTCATCAGCAGGCTTGCGAACATCGTCGCGCCACTCATCAAGCAATTCGCGTATTCTTTTTCGCTCGGCATCAACTTTTTTTGGAGTGTCTTTTAGCTCATCAACAAGCTCCTTGCCCATAGCATCCAGAGCGGTTTTAAAGCTGGCAATTTTTCTTGCCATTGATCGATATTGAGCGCGACCTTTTTCGGTATCCAGCGGCGGCGGATTAGCTTTAAATTCAGCTATCTTATCCTTAACCGAATCAAGGTAAGGATCAAGACCAAGTGGCCTAGAGTAAACTGCTAGAGCTGTTTCAGGTGGAGGCAATAAGGCAAGGCCTCCCATTGAATCCTCAAGTGTTTGCTCATCAATTTCACCATCACGAAACATCTTGTGTAGTGCCCGAGATTCATCGCTAATGTTAGACTTTTTCATCAATTAAACCCATGTGATTGTTGTGCCTCTATGGCGTATTGCGCAGCATAGCCCGCGCTGTAGTCGTCAGATTTATCCATGCTATGTGGATTACCATTTTTGCAGTCTTCTACCCCTAGCTTAAACTCAACAAGGTCATAGTCCTGTGCTGCTCTTGCAAGATTCGCTGATTCACTCATCACTTCCACCTCTTACCCACCTGTTAATTTTTAAATCTATCTCTATTTGAACTGTTGTTGCCATTCGCTCGGAGTAAAATCGCTGTCCGTCTGTTGTTTGCCACATTCCGTTTTTATGCTCTAGTTTCATTTTTGCGTTTTCGGCAATTTGCTCCTGTACTGTTTTCATCTTATCCCACTGTGCCGCACTGGGCGGCTATTTAATTGTTATCCGTAGCCGGAGCCGGAGCCGGAGCCGTCGCCGTAGCCGGAGCCGTAGCCGTAGCCGTCGCCGTAGCCGTCGCCGTAGCCGGAGCCGGAGCCGGAGCCGGAGCCGTAGCCGTCGCCGTAGCCGGAGCCGGAGCCGGAGCCGGAGCCGGAGCCGGAGCCGGAGCCGTAGCCGTCGCCGTCGCCGGAGCCGGAGCCGGATACTTCATTCTTACGAAGCTTTGACAATTGCGGCCTCCTCAATGCTTTTAATTGCATCATCACTGCACGGAATTAATTCGATCGCATCTAGCCAAATAGAATCAACTGGCGCGCAAACTTTTGATCCTGACGGATCGATGCCAAATTTTGCAACAGCACTAAGGCTGATAGATTCCTTTGCTTTCCATTGCCACAAACGGCGAGAATTTTTAACAATTACTTCGCTGCCAGATTTTTCTGCAATCTCACCGTAATGAACGCCAGCGGCGTAAGTACGAATAATGCACTTCTTGCCAATCAATGAGCTTGCTAGCGGCGATGCAGTTACGCCGCTAGCCATTGCCTGTATCTGCTTAATTTGCCCTAGCGTTAAATCATCAATATTAAATGTCATGAGTAACTCCGTTTGATTTATACCGCACCATTGCGGCATGTGCTCATTATCGTCCTATAGCTTAATTATTGATACGCTCAGAAGTGTAAAGATAAGTAAAGATCACCATTCGTTATAAAATCAGGGTTATATTAACCTCACCAAAAGGGGGAACTATGAAGATTGAAAAGCTGGTAGAAATGTACGCAAAAGAGTTCGAAGAAGGCGGTAATAAAACGTGCTTGCATCACGAAAAACGACAGACTCATGGGGAGTTGTGTTCGCGTTGTTTGCGGGATGTGCTGTTGGTTTTAGGTGTTAGCGATGCGACTCTACGAATCGCAGAAAAAACATTTAAGAAGCCGAAAAGCACGGTTGTCTATAAAGAGACAGTGGCATTAATTAAAAATGAGATACGGATATGACAATCAAAAAACAGTTAGAAAAACTCGGTTATTACGTCGAAGAAGTGCGCGACCGAACCACTGGGTTGTTTATGGGTATCACGGTTTTTAGCGATGGTAAAAAAGTGCACTCAGGCGAATGCTGCACAATTGAGCAGTGCGTAAGATTAATCGAAAGTAAAAAAATGGGGATGAAAAATGGCAAAGCGTAAATGTAAATTGAGACACCTTGAGACTGGCGAGGAAGTTATGGGGATGATGGACGATGATCGCGCTTACCTTGCCAATGGCTTCGTAGCCAATTGTCAGTACTGGGAAATAGTAGATCCATTTTCTAATTATTTTCGCTGGTTTCTGACAATCGCTACACTTATTGGAGCTGTGTTCGTGGGCTTTATTTTCTGGGGTGAGCAATGATTTTATTCATGGTGTTTTTGAATATTTTATTGCCAGTGATCGGCTACGGCATAGCTGGCAAAGAAAGCCTGATATTCATGCTTTTTTTGCTGTTTTTTGTTGATTGCTTAGCTGTTTGCGAAATAATAGCAAACAGAAAAAAACCTACTCAACAATATGGCAGGAATGCTAACCACTACTTATTTACTGACAAGGAATAATCATGGATAGCTCTAAGTGCGATTTAAATGTATTTGAAAATGGCAAATCTCTTGGCTTTTTTGATATGACAAAACTAGAGGCAGAGGCGTTTTGCCGTAGAAAAACAGAAGAAACAGGGTTAACACATGACTGGCATTATTTCGCTGGTCGAGTCCACGTACTTTATTTAGATGGAGCAAATAATGGAACTACTAACTGACATTTTGGCGATATTTGGTTGGGGTTTGTTTGGAATATTTGCTGCTGGATTTTCGAGGATAAAAGATACGGAAACGCAGCTCGGGATGGAGTTTTTCGGATTTGTGTCCTGCGGCCTGATCGCCGCCTCTCTGGTGCTGGGGTGATATATGAATATCCATAAACGAATGAAAAATAAAACAAAAAGGTATTACGGTGATTTTATTTTACTTGTTTTTGATAGAAAAACACGCGAAAAAAAAGAATATTTACGTAAAATTCAAAAATACAGGATTAAGAAATGACACGAGGAACAATCAAAGCAGCGGAGAGAATCCGCAATAACACGTACGACGATAAAGTGCGCGGGATGTTTCCTACTTGGACTGCTAAAGTAAAATGGCTTATCGAGCATCACGCCAATATGAGTGCAATGGTAGCAGCCTGTGAGCTTAGGCAGATATTCCAGCCGATAGACGACGATGCCAAAAAAGCAGGCAATGTGCTGCTAGATGTTGGCTTACCGTGGCCTGTGGTCGGCATATATAACGCTGAATCTCAAGAGTGGTCTTACGCCGATATGCAAGCCGAACAAATAGACGGCGAGTATTATTACTACTACGAAACTGAGCACGAAAAGAACCCGCGTGGGTATATGCCGATGCCTGTGATTTAGTGGTGCTAATGGTTTTACTTTCAAATTGAGGTTTATATTATGTTTTCACTGGGAATGATAGTTGGTGCATTGTTTATTTTTGTATGCTCGATTTACGATAGAAAAAAGATTATATCGGAATATGAAAAAAAATTAATTCCCGTAAATGCCGAAGATGTTTGTGAAAAATTAAGCATTCTTGAAAAAGATAGAAAGATATGCACAAAAGCACCAGATATTTCACCAGTTACAGCGGAGCACTTAAATGCCTTGTATGTTCTTGACTCAAAAGTTAGTTCCGCAATTAATGAGGCTAAAGAGGCTAGATTGCCTGTAGGGTTGCTAGTTTCAATTTTACATGCGCACTCAACTACTGAAACTATTGCAATGATAAATATTGAGTGATATTGAAAGTAAACAAACTTCTAATCCAGTTATTGCTAACCATAAAGGTGATATATGAAAGTTTCAGATGCGTACCTATTAGGATGCGAAGCATTTTTAAGAGGTGATGATATATCACTTTGCCCTTACGATGAGTCAGACGCGCAAAGTGATGAATGGAAACATGGCTGGATGGATGAATACGTTGAATCTAAATAAAAATAGTTATTACCCTTGAAACCTAACCAGCATTTGCTATAATCGAAACTGTGCACCGCTGCCCATATCGCCCGATTACGGAAGTGGCGGTTGCACATTTAACTAGACCGAAAGGTCGCCTCTTGTGGTGAGAGGTGTTACATACAAATTAAGAGGAAACCAGACCGTTTGTAAAAGCTGGCTTTCTTGTTCGTGGGTTTCTCTCCCGTGTGCGAACAAGGATCACCACCCAGCTTCTACAAACGGTTTTTTTATGGGTGAAATTTATGATCAAGTACAGGGAATACCAATCAGCCGCAATTAGCGCGGCAATCAATGCAAAAAATGGCGTCTGTGTTCTTCCAACCGGATCAGGTAAGAGCGTGATATGCGCCGGTATTGTTGACTCATCTGATGGCGGCGTTTTAGTGCTGCAACCATCGCTTGAAATCCTTGAGTCAAATATTGCAAAAGCTGAATTGCTGGGCATTGATGCCGAAGTTTACAGTGCTTCAGCCGGTAAAAAAACCGTTGGCAAAGTAACCTATGCAACTATCGGCAGTATAATCAAAAAGCTTGATTTATTCAGCCACGTTGAGAGCGTTATTATCGATGAGTGCCATCTTGTTAACGCCAAGGGTGGCATGTATGAGCAGCTAATTACCGGACTATCGCCAAAACGCCTTATAGGCTTAACGGCCACACCATACCGACTTTCTACAAACAGCTTCGGCGCGTCAATGAAAATTATTACGCGCACCCGCCCTAAGTTATTCGATAACATTTTGCACGTAACAAACCCATCTGAATTGGTGCAGGAAGGCTTTTTAATGGAGCCTGAATATATTGCCATAGCTCACGATGAATCAATGCTACGGCCAAACACAACCGGTGCAGAATTCACCGAGTCATCACAGATAGCCTTTGCCAAGAAAAACAATATCAAGGCCGAAATAGTCGATCTTGTGGCGAGCACCAATCACAATCATTATTTGGTTTTTATTGATTCTGTTGATGAGTCAAAGGCAACTGTAGAGCTTTTGCTTTCCAGTGGTATTCCAGCCGCTGAAATTAACGCCTTGACACCAAAGAACGAGCGCCGCGAAAAGCTGCAAGGATTCCGCGATGGATCAATTCAGGTTATGGTCAACGTGGGCACCCTGACAACCGGTTACGACTTCCCCGCACTTGACTGCATTATCGACGCCGCTGCAACCATGAGCGCAGCGCTTCACTATCAAAAAATTGGCCGAGTGGTGCGCCCGTTTGCCGATAAGTCACCAGTTGTTTATTGCATGGCTGGCAATGTTCGCAGGCTTGGCAACCCTTTGCGCTACACCATGCTTAAAACGGCTTCTGGAAAGGGCTATGAGGTTTATTCTGATAAAGGCAGGGTAACCACTAGGATCATAACCGGAAAGCCGGAGCAGGACGAAATAATCGGCTTTGGTAAGCATTCCGGTAAACGCCTTGGCGATATCGATACCGGATATATCCAATGGGCAAGCGAAAACCTGAAAGGCGAAAACAAAAACCTTTTTTACGCTGAAAAGGTTCGCCGTGAATTATTTGGGGTGGCCGCATGAGCGGATGGATAAAACTACATAGAAGCCTGCAGGATAGCGCAATAGCTTCGCATCCTGAGTATTTGGCTGTATGGGTTCACCTAATGTTAAGAGCGCAGCATACCGCATCTGAGTGCGTCATAGGTCGCCAAATAGTAAAGCTATCTGTTGGTCAATTAGTGTTCGGAAGGATTAAGTTTTCTTCAGAAATTGGAGTAAGTGAGAACAAGGTTCGCGCAGCTCTTGATGTTATGAAAAGCCTAAACATGATCACCATCAAGTCAATGGCAAAATTCTCAATAATATCAATAGTTAAGTGGCAAGAATACCAAACAGAATCACCAGCAAATAACCAAGAAATAGCCAGCACATCGCCAGCACTTAACCAGCATCCAGCCACATACAAGAATGATAATAATGTAAAGAATGAAAAGAATATAAAAGATATTACGCCGCAAGCGGCTCCACCGGCTGCGCCTGAAAAATCAAAACTTGATTACTCATGCTGGCCAGCAATGCCAAGCGATCAAACAATGTCAGACTGGCTAGCAATGCGCAAACGACTGAAGGCCAATGTTAGCCAAACTGTTATCAACCGCTTTGCCTCTGAATTGCGAAAAGCGGCGAATTTTGGCTACACCGTAGACCAATGCCTAGCTGAATGCGTTACTCGCAACTGGCGTGGATTTGAGGCGCAATGGCTGCTTAATTCGCAACAACCAGCAGGCAAGCAACAATTCAAAACCGCCGCCGAGAAGGAGGCAGAACGCAACGCATACACATTTGACCTTGAGAGAGCGAGGATATTCTGATGAGCGATTACCAAAAAGGGCTAGTTGGATATACAAACCAAAGGCCAGCGGTTAAGCCTGAGTTACCTTTGGCTGATTACGAAATGGATACGATTGCGTATTTTTTCGCAAAGCTAAAATTGACTGACCAGCGTTTTTATACTCAGGCCATGCCTGATGTTAAAACTGAGCAGATCACAAAGCGTGATTATGCAAGCCAATTGAGATACCTGACAAACGAACAGATCGACAAGGGATTCACCGAGCTGCGCAAGCTGATGGCCGCTAATCATCCTGAATACAAGTTCATGACTATTCCAAAGGCAATTGGCCTATGCGATGGTACGGCGGCTGTAATCATGCAGGAAGGAGTACAGGTTGGCGCGCATAAGGTTTTGCCGCCAGCACTACCAGAGCCACCAGAATACAAATCAAAACGCTATCAGGAAGGAATTAAACAGGCTGCGGCATTATTGGCAATGCTCGACGACAAGCCAGAACAAAAACAACCCACACAGGCAGAGATTGAAGATATGAAACGATTGGAGAGTGTAAAGAATAGTTAAGTAGTTTGGAATTACTAAAAAGAAAGTCGAATATAGTGAGCCGAAAAATAGGAATTTAAAGATGATACAAGAAATAATTGAATCGCTTGATTTTATAGATTCACTTGCTTTTGATGAAAAGGTAAGCGCAATAAATTCAATCAGAAAAAGACTACACGAAATAAGCCCGTTCAAATCATGCCCAGTTGATTTTGTAGAGTGGGTTAGAAATGAAAATGTTCACGCTAACGACTATAACCCAAACAGTGTAGCACCGCCAGAAATGAAGCTTTTGGAGCGATCAATTGAGGCTGATGGATACACGCAGCCAATTGTGACATGGCCAAATAATGGATATGAGGTTGTAGATGGATTCCATCGCCACAGGGTTGGAAAGGAATCGGAAATAGTTCAGAAGATGGTTATGGGTTATCTACCAGTTGTTTCTTTGTCGAATGACCGACATGAGCGCAATGACCGTATGGCCGCAACAATTCGGCACAATCGCGCAAGGGGTAAGCACAGCGTTGCAGCAATGAGCGATATTGTTGTCGAGCTAAAGCGCAGGTTTTGGAGTGACGAGAAGATAGCCAAAGAGCTTGGAATGGAGCCTGATGAGGTTTTAAGGCTTCAGCAGGTAAAAGGATTGGCATTTGCATTTAAAGATTCTGATTTTAGTGAGTCATGGGAAGCTGAATCATTTGACCAAATTGGGCAAGATGAGTTTGAAGGGGAAGCAATAAGTGAGAATTAATAGAATTTATCATCATTATTCAAAGTGTGAAGAATATAAAAGCGTTATGTGGCAGACATCTATGGGTATCGATCAAGAATTAAAAATTCAGCAATGCGTTAATTTTATGTCAGATACTGATGTTTTTGAGGCTCACATGATGCTAGTTATATCTGAATGGCCTATGTCATGCGAGGCAAATTTTACCAATGGATCTATTAATCAAGTTGCTTGGCTTGGTCAGGCGGCCGCCGCAATTGGAATAGATAGCCCAGAAGACATTACAAAAAAAGCATGGGGAATGCTTTCTTCTGAAAAGCAAGATCTAGCAAATATTGCAGCAAGGCGCCAGATAAAGAAATGGAAAGATGCGCACTTGGAGAAAATATATGCCTAAAAAATACCTTGGAGTTGATGTTCTTAGTGCCGCGAAGGAAAGAATAAATTACACGTTTGATAATTTCGAGCGTATTTGCATTTCATTCTCAGGCGGAAAAGATTCTGCAGTAATGCTTCATCTTGTAATGGATGAGGCAATTAAGCGCGGCGTTAAGGTTGGTGTTTTATTTATCGACTGGGAGTGCCAAATGCGAATGACAATAGAATTTTGTGAGGCCATGTTTGCAAAATACTGGGATCATATCGAGCCATTTTGGGTATCGCTTCCAATGAAAACATGGAACGCAACAAGCCAGTATGAGCCTGAGTGGACTTCATGGGATGAAAACAAAAAAGATTTATGGGTTCGTCAGCCAAGTAAATACTCAATAACAGATCAATCATTTTTTGATTTCTATTTTTACGCGATGCCATTTGAAGAATTTGTTCCATGTTTTGCTAAATGGTATTCGCAAGGTAAGCCATGCGCCCAGTTTGTTGGTATTCGTGCAGATGAGTCTTTAAACCGATTTAGGACTATAGCGCGCAACAAGCCAATGTTTGATGGGAAGCCGTGGACTACAAATGTTATAGAAAACGCTTGGAATGTTTACCCTATTTACGATTTTAAAACATCTGATGTTTGGGTTTATCTTGGGAAATACGAAAAAGAATACAACAAGCTCTACGACTTCATGATGCAGGCAGGAATGAAGATTTCACAAATGCGTATATGTGAGCCGTTTGGAGATGAGGCAAGAAAGGGCTTGTGGCTGTATCAAGTGTGCGAGCCTGAAATGTGGGCAAAGCTTGCTCTTAGGGTTGCCGGAGCAAATACAGGCGCGCTTTACGCAACTGAAAAAGGCGCAGTAATGGGGAACCATAGTATTTCATTGCCAGAAGGTCATGATTACAAGTCTTTTGTGCAGCATCTACTTTCTACGATGCCAACTAGAACTGCTGAGCACTACAAAAACAAGCTTTTTGTTTATCTTAATTGGTGGGCAAAAAGAGGTTATGAAAACGGAATACCAGACTATGTTGATGTAAAGCTTGAAAATAAAGGAAAGGTTCCGTCTTGGCGAAAAATATGTAAAACAATGCTTAGAAATGATTTCTGGTGTAAGGGTCTTGGATTTAGCCCAACAAAAAGCGCGGCTTACGAAAAATATATGAAGCAAAAAGCAGAAAAAAGGAAAGAAACTGGGGTGATGATATGACCTACCAGCAGCGCCTTAACTGGTTCTTGATGTGGGCGGATTATTACGGACTGAAGCTAATCACCCCTAAGTACGCAGTTGATGATAATGATAAATTATGGGCAAAGTAAAAAAGTGTAAAGAATCCCAATATTATATTTGTATGGGATAGATTGTGGGTAGGTTAATTAATGGGGCGAATGGTATGGAAGTAACAGACAACACAAAAACGATGGCTAATGCGTTAGCTGAGATTGAGCAGCTTCAGCAGAAATTAGAGCAGGCAGAAGCCCGCGCAGATAAAGCCGAAGCCATGATTCGTGAGGCGCAGGAGCAGAAGCCGTCAATATTCGTTGTGTTTAATGGTGTAAGTCCAGTTAAAGCATTTTATGAAAATAGTTATGCTTGTGAATATGCCGATAGCCAGCAAAAAAATCATTCGCTATCGGGATCATGGTCAAATTTTCATGTAAAAGGCCTTTACGCCGCACCCGTGCCAGCAATGCCAATACAGGATGAAAGCAAGGCAAAGTCTGATGCACTTTTTGAGTTCGCAAATAAACTTGAAGGGTGGCTTAATTGTCAAGATAACCGCGATTGTGCTGATGCAATTAACAATGTGCGCATTGAAGCTAGGAACGACGCCATCAAATACCGCGATGAATCCGAGGTAAAGCCATCATGATACTGAGCGATGAAGAGAAGTTGGGTGTGTGGAATGAAGTCTGCGAAAATGGCGGAAATGTATTCGAGGCCTTAGATGCAATCGAGCGCGCAGTACTAGCCAAGGTGTCTCAGCAAAATCGGTGTGATGCAACTGGAAGAACTGCGCATGATTACGCAATTGAGCATGCCGAATATATGGCAACAAGCGCTGAGCAGCTATTAAACCACCTAAATGAATGCACAAACATCGATGATGGCGTGATTGAGCCTGACGAAAATTATAGTGATTATACAAGCGGCCTGCGCTGCAGCATTCATGACTTCAGAAAGCGCCGTGATCGCGCCAAGGAAATGCCAGCAACTAAGCCAGCGCCACCGCAAGCAGCAGCTATACCGGAGTACGTAACAGTAAGTCAGGTTCCGCACAGTCAATATGCACAAGGCTGGAACGATTGCCTTGATTACATGCTGTCAGCATCACCAAAGCTAGAGCCAAAGCCAATGATAGATTTTGACTACATGAAAAATAAAGATCTAAAGCCTGAAAAGATAAATGATGGCGATTTAGAATTCTTTGTGTACCCTGATCCAAAGCCAGAGAGTAAATCATGACAATGACACCTCAAGACATGTTTGAGTGCGAATACATACAAAGGCACCTATCAGGCAACGTATACCGCGAGGCAAAGCAATCGCTGGAGGATAACAGGCTTGGTGATTCTTACTTCGATAAGCACTTAGCTGATGCGTTTAAGAAATGGTTAACGGGTAATTGGTAATGGCTGATATGGCTTTATATGCACGCGCTGATGGTTTATTTGAGCCTCGCGCACCAAAGTCAGTCGAGTTCGTTAAAGCTAATGCTGGCAAGTTGATAATTGCCGACATAGCAAGCGACACAAGGTCTTCATTACAGAATCGTTATTTGAATGGCTGGGTTTACACAAAGCAGATCGTTGCAAAACTTAATGAATCTGGCCAGTTGCTTAATGGAATGCCTTGGACGCGTGACACGCTGCATAGTGCTTTTCAGGATTGCTTTCTGGTTAAACAAGAGTATTTATTAAAAGGGCGTCATATCAAGGTTTACGAATCAACCGCCACAATGAGCAAGAAAAGATTTTGCGAGTACACAAAAGAACAAATAGCACCATTTTGCTGGGATATGTGGCAGATTCACATTGAAGAGCCATTGAATGGATATTGGAAAGAAGTTTTAGCGGAGATAAATCGATGAAATACGCAATGGTGATGCCTTGGCAAGTGGCTGAAGTGCTGAATAGCTTTGTGGGCGAAATAAAAGAATCTGTTAAGGCAAAGAACAAAGAAACCAAAGCCGAGTATATGAAGCGCGCACGTCGCGGGATGCTTGGGATGGCCATATCATGGATAGACCTTGATCCATTCGACGAAAAAGCCACAATAGCAGGCGGCGAAATTAATCACGCTAATCCAACTCAAAAGCTAATATGTGAGGACATGTGGCACCGATGCTCGCACTGGATAGTAAACACAGAATTTACGTGGCAAGTGCGAATGGTGGTGATATTCGACGGGGCAAGAGAAACGCCAGACTACCTATTTACGCACACAGGAACGCTAAGAGGCCATAAGTCCGATGAGCTAAACGATGCCATGCAAAAGGCATTTGATGAAGCACACAAGGCAAACGCAAGCTACAAAGAAGGCCACAAAAACAAAGGTGTGTATTTGCAAACTGAATTTGTCGCACAGATAGTAGGTATTTAATGAACTGCACAATCTGCAAGGTAAAGAAAATAAGCTCACTCGGTGGCAAGACCTGCGGCCTAGAGTGCGCATGCAAAGCCATTGGTGATGATTACACGCTGGTTAAAGCTAGGCTTGATTTGGCTATAGCAGAATCTAAGCCACCGGTTAAGGCGGTTAAATGAACACTAATCGAAAACAAAAGGAATGGCTTCATGCAGTTGGCAGCATAGATTTTTGTGTGCTGTGCGGAAGCAATTACATGCTACAGGTAGCGCATAGAAATATGGGCAGAGGTAAAGGACAAAAGGCGCCTGACTATGAAACCGCAAGGCTTTGCCAAGACTGCCACCACGCCATAGATAATGGCAAAGATTTAAGTAAATTAGAGCGCAGGGAGCTAATGCACAGGGCTATAGTTCAGACGCACTCAATACTTATTCAGTCTGGAAAATTGGAGCTTATTTGATGGAAGGTAAAGCACTCGAAAAACTACTGCAAGAAAGCTGCAAAATTCAGGATATTGACTGCACGAGATTGCGTGATGCTGGATGGCAAGGAGAACAAACACAAAGAAGATTCACCATTAAAAATATATGCGATTTCATAGTCTTTGGTGACTCAACTTTGCTCTATATTGAGTGCAAGGTAGCAAAAGATAGGCTGGCACTGTCAAGACTGACACAGCAAAAAGACCTGCTAAGCAAAGCAGTAAGCACTGCTCAAAACATATTTTGTGGGTATCTAGTGTGGATTGCTGGCGATTTTGTTTTTATTCGTGCTGGTGCTGTTGATCGATTCACATCAAGCGGCAAAAAGTCAATAAACAAGGCGGAAGCATTGGGTATTGGATTGATTATTAAGCAATTCACACCACCACGCGCAAGAAAATCAAGGCTTGATATTAAAGAGCTGATCAGTGAATTGAATTGCCCGTTTTAATGTAAAGAAAAGTAAATCCGCTAACTACAAAGCGTAAAAGTGTTAAACTGAAATTGTTGTGTAGCGGAGTGGAAATCCGCACGTGTGCAGGTTATTAAATCCTGTTCGAGACTACATCACATTGGTGCGCTGATGAGACGCCGGTAGATATGCAATTAATACTCTTGGTATCACAATAGGCAACAGCTGCAAACGTTAGGACACCAAGCCTCAACTTCCAGAGGCCACAACATCCGCCCATTCGCAAGAGTGGGCACCTCTCAAGACACTGGCTACGATAGGTAATAGCCTATTCTGGACAAGCAGGCAGAACTTTCGACTAATAATCGAAGACCGGTGAGCAGACTGGTAGTGTCTTGAGAGGTGTTTATTTTTGCCAAAATTCGCCGAAAGGCAAACAGAGCAGAGCAAAAAATTGTGAGCAGTGGTGAGCCTAAAGGCAAGCAATAACACAAAAGCAATTTGACACCGACAGAGTCGGCAGGCCGCATGAAAGGGCGGCAACTAATTCTAAGAGGAAAACATGGCAAACATAGCAAGTTACTCAAAAAACCTAAACATCGACGCAGTAAGCAGCGAATTAACTTACGTATACCCGCACCACAGAGAGAAAATACAAAACTGGATCGCTGAAAATATCAACAAGTCTGCTGAAAAGTGGAAATTGATTGAACGCGCACCAATGAACAGCTTGATGGTGATGATTTTAATGGGTCGTATGTTGTGACAGATTTAACAGAAAACTTTAAAAAGGCGATACAAATTACGATGAGCAATCCACCACTACCAGAAGTCCAAGAGCACGAATACAAGCCTGCAAGCCAGTGGCAGCATCAGCTCGATTCTATTGTGTCCAGTCCGGCCAGTTTTGAGCGCCTCTGGCAATCAGTGAAGCTGGAGCCTGATCCGGTTAAAAGCAAGTTTGAATTGTTGCCTATGTGATCTGCCCCCGCGTGCCGTGTTCGCTATGCTGCTTAACTATCTCGCCCACTGTAGACGTTAGGCAGTGAATAAACACGGTAGGATCGGGTGCGCGTCCCCACTGTTCGCGTTGCCTTCATTGGCTGCCGCCCAAGGCTGATCCGATCGGGCAATCTTAACAAATCTTTACACTTATAATTGAGTAATAATGCTTGCATATAGATAAAAAATGCGTATAATGACTCGCATGGTAAGCAATAACGCTAAGCCGATAGGAGTTAAGAAGATGCAAAATTTAGCAAGCAAAGCAGTAGAAGTTATCACCGGTTACAAATCGAACAAAGTGATAATGTCTTTTGTAACCAATGAGGCGCGTGAAAAAGTTGCATCTGAAATCCGCGATGAAATGAAAGGCGGTACTACTGCTAAAGCGGTTGAGCTTCTGGAAATGCGCAATCCAAACATCAAAGCGCGAGTTGAAAATTATGTAAATATTGGCCTTATAGGCGTGTATTTTAAATCACTGGAGGCGGCATGATGTCGCCATCACAATTCGCAAAGAGCGTCGGCTGGCGCTCACTAAAAGACTGTGAACGCTTCCTAGGCTTAGGTGAAAACTCAATGGGCAGAACAGCAAAGTCAAACCCTATAAAGTTTCGCTCAATGGTTCGCGGCGCATGGCTTGAATATACTGAGGCTGAAAAATCATGCAAGTAGAGTACACAAGCGGAACAAGAGAAGAAATGATCGAGGCTATACGTTTGTACTGGCCTATACGATCACACGATCTAGCAAGGCGCCGCATTAAGTCGGCAGTTAAACTATTGAAAAATGAATAATAACTCCACCTTGCCCGATGTTTTCGGGCTTTTTTTGGAATAAAGCATGAAATTTGTAAAATTCAGTGAAGAAAAGCCAAAAAATGGTGAATATGTTCTTATTTGGTTCTATGACAGCGGATCAGTCGAATCAGCTATAGATTTTGCCACTTTCTCTCAGTCACCAGATGCTAGTTATTGGAGCTGTGAGTCTGACGGGGAAATATTTCATCCTGACGAGTGGTGCAGAATAGTTCCGCCAAGCTCATTTTTTCCGGACTAGATCGGGCTTTTTTATTTGTGTTATATTGACAACACTAAACAAACCAATTACAGGTGATTTATGCGTGTATTAATAGCTCCGACGACTTCAGCGGCAACATCTGAGCAATTTACTGTTAGACCCGGACAAACGGTGGCGGTTGTTTCAAATGGCCTCGCTAACAGCGAGGAAGCCCGCATACAAGTAAAAAACGCATCAGGAACGTTTGATGATATAGACGAAAGCACGGCGGTAATGACAGCAACAGCAAAACAACGAACAATAAGTGCAGCAGGTGATTATAGGGTCGATAAAGATGAAACAGATTCGCCTTCTGGCGTGGCAATCGGTGAGCTGAGCTAACAATTAAACTATTGGAGGATGAGACCAATGAAAGATAAAAAACTTGAAAGCATCATGAATGATTTTGAAGTTAAGATATTTAACCCGTCTATTTTTGACATTGGAGCAAGATCTGCTGCTCCTCATGACTGGAATAATCCGGATTGGAGCATTTCACATAAGTGCAACAATTGGCGAAATTATGCAACAAGTCAATTGCGGCATATATGGAGCACGCTAACTAATGAACAAAAGATCGTTATTTCTCACTGCTTGCAGGAAATAGCTGATAGCGAGGAGCGGGAATAATGACAAGCGAATCGTTTGGCATGTATTGGTTTTTAGGTCTTCTTATGTTGGTTATTTGGCTGCCTTTCATCGGCAATGCATACTTAGCATTATGCTCTTTATTCGCCATTGCCATATGCTCATTAGTATCATTATTTTACTTTGTTGATCTTTGGTGCCAAAGATTGATATATGGCAAAAGATAATGCCAACACGCCCATCAACACATAAGCGCAAATGCCAGAATGTAATAAGACATGATCCTGCACCAAGGCTCAACAGCACACAGCGTGGTTATGGTTATAAGTGGCAGCAAGCAAGAGAGGGATACCTAAGAAAGCATCCACTATGCGTTAAGTGCGATAGGCTAACAGTAGCAACAGAGGTAGATCATATAGTCCCACACAAAGGGGATATGGTGCTATTCTGGGATAGTAGTAACTGGCAATCATTATGTAAGAGACACCATAGCGAGAAGACAGCTAGAGAAGATGGAGGGTTCGGTAGATGAGTAGTGCAATGCTTGGTAGAGATGCAATGAGGGATATAGCAGAGGCGTTAGGCCTAAGCACAAAGGGATTACGAGAGATAAGAATAAAGTACACGCTATATGATGCAGTAATGGTTGAGTGCGATTACATAGCAAAACCAGATAGTGAAGATCAAATGATTAAAACTATTGCTGCTGCGTGTAATGGTATAGGTGCAAATAGCAGTGAACAGATTGATCATGGATAACCATGCATGGGCTCGATTAAATAAAATCTCTGCAACTTTTTGC